GTTACCTAAGTCATCATCATTAGCTGGTGTAGATGAGTTCCTATATAATGTAATATCAGGTGCACCAGTAGAGCCTGAGTCAGTAGATTCTAATAAGAAGTTATCTTCGAATGCTGTTGTAGTAGCTGTAACTGTACTAGCAGTATAAGTCACCTCACCACATACAGTTAAGTCACCATCAATAAAGGCATCACCAGTAGCACTAAGATTACCTGTAACTGTTACACCAGTTGAATTTGTAGCAAATTTCTGACTACCGTTATAATAAAGCGACGCAACGTTTCCAACACCTTTGAATAAATTATTAGCTGAAGCATTCTCTACACGGAAGTCGGCTGACTTGAGCTTTAACGCGCCCGAGCCTACGTGCTCAATATATGAATGAGAACCATTGTGGTAGATTTCTAAATCGTTTGACGACCCAAAATACGCTTTCTTGCTATCGGCCATCTTGAATGACTCCAAGTTGTACATCGCCAGACCAGAGTTGATTATATTGGTCCCGCCCATTTGGAAGTTGCCGCTGGCTATATCGACATTACCAGAGCCGTCTAGCTTTAGCCTATTTACTCCAGTGGTAACAAACCAAAGCTGGTTAGACCCTGGACGCCAAATACCTGTATCTGTGTCACCAGCGAACGAGATGGAAGGCGATCCGACTAATCCGTCGCTGTTGAAAACCCTAGCGGCGAATGTAGCGGCTTGAGATGAATCAATAGTAAGAGCTAAAGCGTTATCTGTATAAAACTTCTGTGTGTCGGTTGTAAAGTTTATATAATTATTAGTATCACCTTTATGGCGAATATTTTCACTAACATATAAAGTATTGTCTGCTGTTATAGTACCAGTGGCAACTACGTTACCAGCGAATGTGGCCGTTTGCGACTCATCTATGTTCAAAGCCTGCGTCGCTCCATTAGTTCTGAAATTTAATTGTTTGGTATTAGTGGCATAAATGTCAGCAAGATCACCTGTAGTGGCGTTATTGAAATCAATAGTAGAATTATTAGTACCTGAACCAGTTAAGAATAATTGAGCATCACCACTTGTTCGTGTCAGATTAGCTGTGCCACCTACAGTGAGATTACCAGTAGAACAAACTGTAGCACCTTTAATTAAAGTCGAACCACAAAGAGTAGGAGCACAAACCGTCGTACCGCAAATTGTTCCACCAGAACATACCCAACTAGTACCACAAATTGTTGCAGCGGAAACTAACGGACCACCACAAACACTAGTGGTACCACAAACTACAGGAGATTTAACACAACCAGTACCACAAATCACCTTTCCATACATATTACAAGTCGCAGTCAAACAACAAGTATTGACATCACTAGTAGCACACCAAATATTCGCAGTACCGGTAGTAGTACAAACAGATGTAGTTGCTCTCAAGGTACCAGTTACATCTAAATTAAAAGTAGGGCTAGTTGTTCCTTTTGCTATACCTATACAACCGCCAAATGGATTAAGTTGTAACGGTTTAGCAGTACTAGAATTTGTAGTACCATCTGTTACCTGCACTATTGCTCCACTAGGACCCTCAGCAATATATAAACTATCTGTATTAGCTGAATCGCTCTGAAATTGAGCAGACGAAGCAGTATCGAACTCTCCTAATGCAGTTGGGCGAGACGCAGGGCCTACTACATGTAAAATAGATTTAGCGTCTTGTGTACCTAGTCCTAGATTGCCTGCATTACTTACATTAAAAATATTTCCAGTTCCAGTAGCTAGTTTTATCGCATAGTTAGCGTTACCAGTTCCGCTATTCTCAATGAGTAACCCATTGACATTGTTGAGGTTAGCGCCGGTGCCATTTGCAGCGGTCTTAATATGTAATTTAGCTAAAGGTGTATCTGCGATTACTGCTCCGTTTAAGAGCGTATCACCTTTAATCTTTAAACCGTCTTGTACAAAAAAAAGTTTCTTAGCCATAAGCTTCCACTATCCACTTACCTAATTATTTAATAAAAAAAGAGGCCGTATAAGGCCTCTTCTCAATGTAAATATAATTAAATTTTATTAAACACTCAACATTGTAATTGATCCAACAAACTCAGCAGTAACACCGACTCCATTCGCTGCTCTAATCTCTACATTACTTCCGTTAATGACACCAGTGTATGTACCAATAGCTGAACCAACATGAATAGTACCATATTCAGTTGTATATACAGTTGTACCATTGTGAATGTATAACAATTCAGTCACATCCATATGACCACCAGAAGCTGCGACAGATTGTATGACTACTTTACCTGATCTATAACTAGCTGTTGGTATAGTAAGGAGCGCTGCTGATGCACCATTTGTAATCGTCGCACTAGCAGATTTATAAGCTGTAGTATCATTATTAAATTCAACAACTGTTGGTATACTAGGCGAAGCTGTTGTAACTGTACCAATACCGACAACATTAGTACCATCAATTCTGAGTAAATTTGAATTAGCAGCGTATAATGTAATTAGATCTGTAGTAAACGATAGTTTTGTATCAGTATCTCCAGAATGGACGATATCATCAGTTAATGTTAAAGTACCAGCAAGATCAATATCATCATTAAAATCAATAGTACTACCACCAGTTCTTGAATTAAATGCATCAGCATATATAATACCAGATGCACTTAAAGTACCAGCAATCGTAACATCAGCGCTCGTGATATCAGTAGTATTAATACCAAGTGCACCATCAACTATAACACTATTAGGTGTTCTGATTACATCAGAAGCGTTCCTATAAAATTTAGTATCTGAGCCAATTTTAACACAATTAGAAGCACAAACTATAGGAGAATAAACACAAGTAGAACCACAAGTGATCGCACCTAATACTAGTGGCGATTCTACGCTAGTACCACCACATACTAATGGCGAACAAACACTAGTACTGCCGCACACTGCAGCACCGCAAACTAACGTTGTACCATGTACTGTAGGTGAACATACTTTAGTAGTACCGCACACTAATGGAGATAATACACTTGTTGAACCACAGACTGTTGCACCACAAACTAACGTTGTACCATGTACTGTAGGTGAACAAACTTTAGTACCACCACATACATTAGTAGCCGATAGTAAAGGAGATAAAAATGAAGTTCCTGCACAAACAGTAGTACCACAAACTGTACCCGACGCACTTAAGTTACCTACAATTGATAATGCTTCGCTAGGAGTAGTTACCCCGATACCAACTTTGCCACTGTTAATTGTTAACCTATCTGCTAACGTACCAGCAGCCATTGTCTTAAATGTCATCCTACTATCTTCAGTAGCATTAGTAACATCGGTTATTTGAGTAAGTATATGGCCGTAATCAGTAGATACACCGCCACTGTCATTACCTGTAAAGATAACATTACCTATAGTATCATTATCAGCTGGCGTTGAACTATTACGCCATAGTTTTAAATCCGGTGAAGCAGTGGCGCCGTCATCAGTAGATGTAATTACAAAATTGTTTTCAGTGGCTGTTGTAGTCGAAGTAACAGTTGTGCTTAATGTAGTATGAGTACCTTGAACTGTTAAATTACCACAAACTTCAACATTACCAGATCCGTCTAATTGAAGTGCCGCGTTGGATCCACTATCTAGAATAGAGTTACCACCGATTTTTATATCACCAGCGACCTGAACATCACCAGTAGTGTTTACTAATGTAAGCGCCGTCGCTCCATTACTAGCTTTAATATCATTACCACCTATGGTTAAATCACCGGCAATAGTAACATCTGTTGTACTTAATGTAATTGCTGTACCACCGCTTGATTTAATATCATTACCCTGTACGGTAAAATCACCAGCAATAATAGCATCGCTTGATGTACTAAGGGTACCAGTATTTGTTATACGCGCTCGCTCAACACCACTAGTATAAAAGAATAATGAATCCTCATCAGAGGTAGGCGACAATTCAGCAAGAATTTTAGTATCTTGATCGACATCAATTACTCCACCTAATCCTGTCCAAGTACTATTTGAATAACCTTCAAATTGACTAAGGGTAGTATTAAGACGAAGAAGACCAGCTTCGACAGTAGGTCGTTGCGCTGTTGTTCCTACAGGAACCCTAATGGCTCCCGTTCCAGAAAATCCTCCATCTACTCCTGATAAAGCTAATGCAGTTAAACTTGTATTAAATGTACCGTTTCCAGCAGCAACATTACCTAAACTATTAGCACCTACAATAAGGCCATTTTTAACTCTGAAATCTGAACTGACTGTAGCCATGTAAGTATTTAATAATTAAGAGCTCTTAAACTTTAAGTAAGTGCAGTAGTAATAGTATATAACTGAGAAATTGAACTCACAAAATTAATAGTCTGAGAATGATTGTTCGTAGCGCGAAACTCTACATTATCTCCTTCAATTACTCCTTTATATGTAACTATTGAAGTACTTCCGATACCTACTGTTGCATATTCACACCAATCAACAATTGTATTATAACCATCCCAGCCTTGAATAAATAATATCTCGCTTGTTTCCATAGAAGCAGGAGGTTCAGTACCTACTCCAACACTAACTGCTTGAATTACTATCTTACCAGATCTATATTGTGATGTAGGTATAGTAAAAATAGCTGCCGATGCTGCAGATGTAATGGTAACACTAACAGCATCGAGTGTACCTAGTCCAACTAAACCAGTGACGTCTGTAAAGTTAATACCATCAGAGCTTAAGCCACCAGTAATAGATAATTCAGAATAAGTAACATCCTTTACATTACCATAAAAATTATCAGCACTAATACTAACTGAGCTAATACTATCTGCTGCTGTTAATTTACCGGAAAGATCTATATCTGTAGGATTAAAACTAGCGGCTGATAAAGACTGAGTACTCAGACTTGTTGTAAATTTACCAGTACCGCCGGTTATATTGCCTTTACCACCATCCGGAGCGTTAACGACTAACCCGGTAGCTATTGTAAAATCCTTCTTCTGCGCCATATAAATATTTAATAATTAATATCCAGATAAATCGCCATAGTCTCTTATCTCCCAGCCATGGCTTTTAGTCAATAAGTCAAACACAAAATCATCAGTCATAGGCTGATTATAATCTAGTTGATACGTTTGCACAGTAGTATCAGCTAAATATTCACGCTCATTTATACCGATTCCTATAAAATTTTTTACAGCATGATTAGAAGTAGGGTATGTAATTATTAAAAAATCACCGTTTTCTAAATGACCTTTATAAAGAACCACATCTCTATGAGCTAACTTCATTAATGAAGTGACAATTAAATTCTGAGGAAAGGACTTTTCTGCCGCTCTTTGCTGATATTTTTTAATACTATTATCCCAGAAGTCTTCAGGGTTCTCACTTGAATCGAATCTTAGCATTATATTCGCAATTCAACTATTTTTTCGTGACCTAAAACGACATTCGGATGAACATATATATCAATATTTTTTTGTTTTAATTTAAGACATAATGTTACATCTTCCATAGAATAGTCTCTTGATGCTTTAATGTTTAAATATGTAGGTTCAAACCACGGATATTGTAATTGTTCAAATATTCCATGTTTAAATAAAATAAAACCAAATCCCACATACTCCACTCTAAACGGCATATACCTTGTACGTATATTTTCTTTACCTAAAAACTCGAATGATCCGTTTTTTTGAAAATATTCTTCATCCCAATATTCTACCGCCGCGAACTCTTTATCATTTGCCATAACATACAATCCTGATATTACGTTAACATCATGTTTATATAACAAATCAAAATCAGCAGAAGTAAATATTATATCATTATCAATCCATAAGATATAATCATACGGTATACCGTTAAATGGTTGTTGATTAGAACCTTTAGCTGGAGCTCCTAACATACATTTATTACGCACTTCGTATATATTTCGTGAATAAGCACCACAAAAATATACTTTAAATCCTATAGCATTTAAATGTTTTATTAAACTAGTTAAACATTTAATAAATTTTCCAGAAAACATATCTCCCGGACAACATATAATTATAGTCTTATTCATCTATCTCTATAAAATTAAAATTACCTCTTTGTAAATCAATTGTTTTATCTATTAATAATTCTATGTTTTGGTTTTTTATACGACGACAAATATCAATATCAACAAACTGTTGTTCGGCTCTCGACGTACTTACATGTGGGCGAAACCAAGGATATTCTAATTCTTCAAAAACTCCATTTTGTATAAAAACAAAATCAAAATCTAAATAGTCAGCTTTAATAAACTCATCGTCTTGTACGAGAGTCTTATACCTACCGTCTACCTTTCCAGATATAAACTTATAATTAGAACACTTATTATATAATTTAATAAATTGTGACGGTGTAAAGATAATTTTATTACTTAAAAAAATTAAGATATCATATTTAATTGTTTGTTGATATGGTACTTGTTCGGGACCAGATAATACATTACCACCTAAACACATTTGCTTTGCATAAAAAGCATTACAACTGACATGTTGAGAGATATGATAACGTATACCAGTTCTATTTAAATATGTAGTTAACGTTACCCAAGATTTTAAAAATTCAGCACTATAAGTACTGTCAAAAAGATTAAAAACAACGGTCATTTCTGCTAAAATATTTACAGGAATATTTTAAGAAACAACTATTGTCTTCGCTAATTCTTTTTAAACTTGCTATCTTTATCAATAGCAAAATTAGCTCTACTGAACTCTAATCGATCTACAAACTTAACAGCACTACCGGTTGCATCAATAGCAACATATCCCTCCGGATCCGTTACTACTAAATCACCATTAGGACTAAACAAATAATTTTTCATACCAACTTCACGCATCATATTATTATACTTTTGTATGAAAACATCTTTACATTGTTTTACTGCTTTTTGAAATTCAAACACAGCATAAATATCCTGACTAGCATCTTGTATTAACGATAATAATTGCTCTTTATTTTTAGCTGCTTTCGCTTGACCAGCTGCACTCTTAAGAGTTGCTATCTGCTTATCTATTCTACCTGTGAACCATCGTACAAACTGCTCAAAAGAAGTCGCAGTGTCACTCAGAAACTCACCAGTTCTTATTTCAGTATTAATATAAGTGTTTAAATTAGCTAATAACTTATCAGTTAATTTATTAAAATCTATACTTAATAAATTTTGTCTAGCAAGCCCTATTAAAGAATTTACATTTTTAGTTTCTTCAGCCGTTAAAGTAATATAACCTGCATCATTTTCAAAATAAGCATCTTTAACATACACTTGAGGGCCAGGATTTAAATTTGTAATATCAACTCCAAATTTTTTAGTCGAAAATCTAACATACCCTTCTTGATCTAATGTAACATCATATTCTGTATGAAACACTACACCGATTTTTGAATTTAATATCTTTTGACCTTCTTCACTAGCAGTTGGTACAGCATACACTATAGTATTAGGTTTAAATAAGACATGTTGTACTCCATCAATATCATTAACTTCTTTTATCTCATCATCAAATAAAAAATCACCTTGATATACAGAATTAAATCTTAAATTTTTAAAATGTACAAACGTTTGAACTAGCTTATCAACTAAACCAGGAGCCTCGGCGTGATTCTTTTTAATATCATCAATTGAATAATTGAGTTTAGGTATTTTATTAAAAACAGACTTACTGCCTATAAAAAACTTACCATTAGGATCTGCTCCTAGTATTACTGCTGGTGCTCCATCATACTTTACAGTTGCATTAACGGCGCGCGGAGTCTCACTGTCTAATATTTCTGTGAGTGCTTCGAGATAATTAATAGCTCTTACTCCACCATCTTTTTGAGCAGTGAGAATAAGCTCCTCTAGATGAGTCAAATGTTTATTTGGCCCAGCCGCCTCATATAACGGAAAGTATTTTTTATAAGTTAACATTTTCCTTGCCTATATATGTTTACTCTAATTCCAGTACTATCTGTTAACCAAGTGTCACAGAAACCTTCTTCAATTAAATAACGTACAATCTTATTAGGAACTCGTTCCCCTTCAATCATATTATCATCATCAAAGATACCAATAACATAAGGCATAATCTTTACCCTATATCCCATTATTGTTGTATCATATAATCCTAATACCATTATTTTTTAAATTTTGCTTTTGTTGTAATAGATGCAGCACTACCCTGCGGCCCAGCTTTAGCTCCGAAACCTGGTAAACCAATACCAACTACTTTAAAAACTTCCTCAGGAGAAGTTGAACTATTAATATGCGCTACATTCCCTCCTGGTTCATTAAAAATAAGTAAACCAGTATCTTCCATTTTCTCTAATCTTAAATAATAATGAAGGAGTGCCATTTTATAATTAACAATAAAATTCTTATAACCACTTAATCCCTCGGCAATAAATTCATCGATAAATGTTAATTCAAAATCTTCAAGCCGAGAAAATACAGACTTAAGACCGTTTTTAATTAACTCACTAAGATACTCTTTAGTAATAATGTTATTATGTAATAATTGAAAACCGGTTGCTAATGCATAACCAGGCTGATTTATTAAAATATTATAATCATTAGTACCACCACCAGGTACTTGCAAGTTTAAATCGTTTTCATTATTAAGTTGTGTGAACGAATTGAACCAGTAAATACTAGCTGACGCACCATCACCATAACCAGTCTGTCCTCTAAGACGAGCACCTCTTCCCTTTATATCATATAATTTATCATCTATAAGAACATCTCCTTTAGCTGGTTTCTTACAACCTTTTAAGAGAGTAGATATTAACATTTCTCCTTTACCCATAACCGGTTGAGTAGGGAACTGTTTATTATATAAAGCCTTAATTGTATCATATTCAAATCCAACCTCACCAAACACAGTAAATATATTACCTGATGATATTAATTGTTCTTTAGTTACACCACTATCCTCTCTATTTTTTAAATATTCTACAACAACATCTGTATCAGGTTGAGAAAGAATAATTTTAAGAATCGACTTAACCCACTCTGGCTTTAAGTTAGACTGTTCATTAATTTTTGTAATTAACTCTTCGATACTACTACGGTCTGCTAATAAATGTTTTATCTCTTTATAATCATCATCACTTATAGGTATAGATTGTTTAAACGGCTCATCATCTACTCTTAAAAAATGATCAGAATCGCCAGTATCTTCAAAAAAATGTTTAAATGATTTCATATTCCAGCTGGATATCTTTGTGGTTTAGGATCATGTGATGGGTTGGTCGAAAATAACGCATGCACTAAACTTAAAAGCCATTCATCTACTCCTTTCTTCTCTTTCTTCTTTTTCCTTTTTTTCCTCTTTTTCTTTTCTACGACAGTTTGTTCACCAAACATAAGATCATATGATTGAATAATCAAGCTATTTAATTCAGCTATCGTCTCATCATTACGTAAATTTTTAAAAGCTAAATTCTCTACAGAATATTCACCTTTACTAGCGAGACCTTTTTGACGCATTCTCATTAACTTATCTTTTAATTTTTTAGCTCGTTTATTAATTAACGCAAGGTCTTGTTTATCATCAACTTCATTTAAAGCTTCCTTCATCAATTCTATTTCCGTGCGGAACTGTTCAGCTTTCTTTTCAACGTCACGTTGATCTATTTCCGGTGGATCGTGAACAGGCTTTTTAATCCATCTATTATCTTGTATACTAAATAAACCGGAAGCCACATGAGGCTCGTGAATATCTTGAAAATATAACTCAATTTCATGATTGTGAAATTCTATATTGTGTCTTAAATTCCATATAAATCTTTTACCATCTAATGCTCTCTTTACTATTGTCTCATCTTTATTTATAATAGCAAAATCTAATAATATATGTATATCAAGATCTGAATGATCAGAATAATTAAAATTAGCTAATGAACCTGTTAATTGAATATCTTCAATCATCTCAGGAGTGATATGATCATCGTCCTTTATAAACTCATCTACGATTTCAATTATAGAATTTAATACTTCTTCGTTAAAATTATCATCAGTCCAAAATTTAGGATGAAGAGTATCATTATAATATCTTTTTTCAAAAAACTGTTTAAATGATTTAAGTTCATTCTTTTCACGAGCTGTTACACCTGTAAATCCTGTACTACCGGTGCGTGGAGGAGGCTGGAGTGCTGGGTCTTGACCTTTTGTTCCTCTAGCTAATGTCCACAGTTCTTCACGTTCACCAGGATCAGCCCACCAGAACACGTCAGCTAATACTCCTTTCCAGCGATGACCATGAATAATCGAATTGCCATATTTCTTGACTAG